AGGAGACAATCCAAGGAGAGCGGCTTTCTTACAACGCATGGGAAAGATGAAAGGAGCTGAGTATAAAGATGGTGAAGCAACTCCATTGCTGAAAAGTCTGAGAGCATGGGGAGCTTCAAGTAAAGCTGATGCAGTTGCTAAAGGTAAAGCAATTAGTAAAAGAAATAAAGCTAAACAAACTAAAAGAAAAACTAGGACAGCATAATGGCTAGACCAACTAAGTGGAGTAAAGAGTTAGAAGAGAAAGCTCTTGCTTACATAAATGACTATCAAATGTATGGAGATATGATTCCAAGTATTGAAGGAATGGCAGAGCATTTAGGCTTGAGCAGAGACACTTTATATGATTGGTCAAAGCAAAAAGATAAGGGGTTTTCCTACATATTAGGCAGATGTATGCAAGTCCAAGCTAAAACCCTTGTAAACAATGGACTCAACAACACATTTAATTCAGCAATAACTAAGCTTGTATTAGGTAAGCATGGCTATCACGATAAGATGGAGCAAGACATAACATCTAGTGATGAATCTATGAAGCCAACAGTTATACAATTAGTTAGCAAGAATGAGCCAAGTAGCTGAAGTACAATTACCTGATAAATTAATCCCTGTTTTTGAAGGCACAGCTCGAATACGTGGTGCTTATGGAGGACGTGGTTCAGGCAAGACAAGAAGCTTTGCATTAATGACCGCAGTCTTTGGTTATCGTTGGGGCATGTCAGGTGTTAGAGGAACAATACTTTGTGGACGTGAGTTTATGAACTCGCTTGGTGAATCTTCTATGGCTGAGATTAAGTCTGCTATTCTTAGTGTAGATTGGTTAGCTGATTATTATGAAATAGGTGAAAAATTTATTAGGTCTAAGGATGGCAATATAACTTACACTTTTGCAGGACTTAGACGTTCACTTGATAGTATTAAATCACAATCACGAATACTTATAGCTTGGGTAGATGAAGCTGAATCAGTAAGTGGCAGAGCATGGGATTTGTTAATGCCAACAGTACGTGAAGAAGATAAAAGTGTAGGCTTTAATTCTGAAGTATGGATAACATGGAATCCTGAGTCTAAGTACAGCGCAACACATGAAAGATTTAGAGAAAAATTTCCTGATAATTCTAAGATTGTTGCTTTGCAATGGCAAGACAATGGTTGGTTTCCTGATGTATTAAATGAACAAAGACTAGAAGATAAAGAAAAACGTCCTGAGTCATACGAACACATATGGGAAGGCGGCTTTTTAGTATTTAGTGAAGGTGCATACTATTCTGCTGAATTACGCAGAGCTAAAGATGAAGACAGAATTACAAAGGTTAGATATGACAGAGCTAAAGGTGTAATAACTGCATGGGATTTAGGAATAGGTGACAGCACATCAATTGTCTTTGCACAGTTTGTAGGAGCTGAAATACATATTATAGATTTCTATGAAGCTAGTGGTGTAGGACTAGAGCATTACGTTAGAGTGTTGCAGGACAGAGGTTATGTCTATGACCAACACGTATTGCCTCATGATGTTAGAGTTAGAGAATTAGGTTCAGGTAAGTCACGTATTGAAATGCTCGAAGACTTAGGAATACATAACATAGAGATAGCACCATCATTGCTAATTGACGATGGCATACAACAAGTCAGAACAATGCTAGACAAATGCTATTTTGATGAGGTATCATGTGAGAAACTGATTGACTCATTACTTGCTTACAGTAGAGACTGGGATGACAATGGCAAGACATGGAGGATGAGACCAAGACACGATTGGAGTTCACACGCTTGTGATGCTATGAGATATATGGCTATAGGATACAAACCATTTAACGAGAATTGGGATAAACCATTGAGACGTAACATGAAAGGCATTGTATGAGTAGTTTTCTTAAAAACCTGTGGGATAACAAAGATGAAGTATTTCCGGGTCTTTTCGATATGTTTACAGAAGAAAATGCATTAAATAGTGTAGACAAAAGAGTATCTAACTTAAAAAACCTTGGAGTTCCTGAAGGTCTTTTGTATGGCAGAGAAACTACAACAGAACCTAATTTGTTAGAATCAACAGGTAATGCAATATATAACTTACCTTCTCAAGTACCACGTCTAGCAAAAGATGTAATAAGTGCAGTTTATAATCCAATTGATACAGCTACTGGTTTGTTTAATGTAGCACAAGGTGCAATGACGAATACAGCAGATGTCATTAATAGTGCAATATTGCCGGATACTTTATTTGATAAATTGGAAGGAATCAAAGACAAAGCACAAACTGAGTCAATGAAAGCTAATGAAGAAGCTATGGAATTAGCAGGACAAAGTTTACTTGACCCTCAAGTTAGACGTGAAATTGCTCAAAACTATGGGTTAGAAGGATTAATAGGATATGCATCCATACCAAAAAATTTAGCTAAACTAAGTCCAAAAGCAACAAAAGTATTAGAAAGAGTTGTAGACGATACAGCACCATTCGGCAATACTCTCGGTACACAAATAATGGTAGGTGAATTAGCGGCACGTAAACTAGGTAAAACTGCTGAATTAGATAAAGCTAAAAAATTACATAGCGATGGTGTTGATGCTAACACAATATGGAAAGAAACAGGATTTGCTTTAGCTCAAGATGGTAAATGGCGAACTGAAATAGATGACTCAAGTGCAAGTCTAAAAGATATATCTGACCAACCTATGGATTCTAATTTAATAATAACTGGTGATGATTATTTAAATCATGCAGGTTTATTAGAAGCATTGCCTGAATTAGCAGACTTAGATGTTAAACCATATAGGTTTAATTTAGACAGAGGTACATTTGGTTATTTCGCTAAGGATGGTGGTAATCCGGAAGTAGGTTTTAATCCAATGGCTTCTAAATCATTAGAAGAATATAGTGCAAGTCCTGAAGCTAAAAAAAGTTTAGCACTTGGTAAAACATTACACGAATTTCAACATGCCGCTCAAAATATAGAAGGTCATGCAGGTGGTAGTTCACCTAGAGCAGAACAATCCAAAATTCTACAAGCTACTGGAGCTGTCGAACAAGCACGTGATGAAATTAATAATATTAAAAAAAGACTTGAAGAAGATACATCACTTACAAAAGATGAAAAGATAGCACTATTTAATCAACAAAAACTTTTTGAAGAAGACATTGTAAACATTGAAAGATATGCCGCTATAGAAGGTAATGATAACTATAGAAATAAAGTATTAGGTGAGTTAGAAGCATTTGAAACCCAAAAGCGTGTTGCAATGTCAGCAAAAGAAAGAAGAGAACAAATGCCAAGTTATTTGTTAATTAATGACGTTTTGCTAAGAGGTGACGAGTTTGCAGAAGGCAGAAGACTTTTAAGCGATGCTGTAAGGTACGAAGGTATGAGTCCAACTGAAGCACAGAATTTAGCGGCAGGTTATGGTAGAGATAGAATCATGGATGATAATCTAAGAAGAGCATTAGAGAATAAAGAAATCATTCCTGACTATGTAAAAGTAGGTGGTTTATTAGAAGAGCCACAAGTATCTTTGCGTGATTATGCAGGACGTTCTGTTATATTTCCTATGGCTGACACATCTGCAACAGGTCAAACGACTATGGAAGTTGCAGGTAAAGAACTTGCTAAAGGTAGTAAAGATGAAGGTGGTCAAGCATTTGCATTAGACAATCCTGATTTAGCTTGGGCAAACGATGAGAAAGCTATGTCAGCGTTAATGAACAATCTAACTGAAGCACAAAAGTTAAGTAAAGACCCACCACTTATAATGCCTTGGCAAATGGGCGGTGGTGCTATTAACTTCTCAGTACAAATGTCAGACACAATGATACAAGCGGCAAGAGCTAACTTGACTGATGCAGAAATGAAAGTTATTGATGATAAAGTTAGAGCGCAAGAGTATCTTAAACATTACAAAGATGCAGATGGCAACAAAATTAAACCAAGTGAAAAAGTTAAATTAAATCCTAACTTCACAGGTATTAAGAATGTAGACTTAACTAAACTAACAGGAATGCAACGTATTGCGTTAATTGGACACTTAGATACAAACGCAAAATCTAAGATAGGTTCTATGCTAGAGCATCAACTTGCTAATGCTGACCCGACACAATTATTTACTGACCCATTTACTTTACACAATATTATGGAAGCTGATTTATCTAGAGGTATTTTAGATTCACCTCATAGAACTTATAATAAAGCTGTTGGTGGTAGTTTCCAAGGTCGTATTAAAGAACCAGTCAGTTTGTTAGATTTAATAAATGCACAAACAAAAGCAGGTGTACCAATAACAACAGAAACGATTAAAACAAATATTGCACCACAAAATAAATCGTTAATGGGTCAAAAACTAAACACTTTATTGAGTGAAGAAACAATTGATAAAGCAATCAAACTAGGCGAAGAAAGATTAAAACGAAAGAAAAAGAACAAAAAGTAATGATATACTACTGCTTAATTAGATAGGAGACACTATGGCATACGGATACGCACAACCAACAGGAGACTATAGACAAAATGGTATTTTATCTTTGTTAGAAAATATGGCTTCACCAAAAGGTGGTGCTGTTTCAGACAAAGAAATGACATACTTTATGGACAAAGACACAGGCACAGAATTTGACCCTTTAAAAAGACCTACACGTAATCCGGGAGCTGTATCAGATAATGAATTGGCTAGATTAGCCACTCTTAACGCACCAAACTTAGCTCGACATGAAGCAAATCATATGTCAACAATGGCAGGTGTTGGTATTGACCGAAACATGATTGAAGGTTTATCAGGTGAAGAACTACAAAAAAGGTTTGCGGCAATATTATCAGGAGTTAGTCCACAAGAACAAGTTCCTGTAATAAGAGACTTTTCACGTTCTAGTGATGATGGTAAAATGCAATTAATGAGAATGATTGTAGACAATCCTGCTTTGATTCGTAGTTACGGTATACAAGACGAAGTTCCAGTAAACAACTTAGGGTTTTAATATGGCTTTATCTAATTACACAGGACTAAAAGCTTCTATAGCTGACTTCCTTAACAGAGATGACCTTACAGCAGTAATACCTGACTTTATTACATTGGCTGAGGCTCAGATAAACAGAGACATTAGACACTTTAAGATGGAAGCAAGGTCTAGTGGACAACAGTCAGCAAACGATGAGTATATGCAAACTCCTGCTGATTGGATAGAAACAATAAGATTACATCTTACAGGCACAGGAACTACAGTAGTTAACCTTGTCTCTAGAGATGCTATGGCTGACAAACGAGCCGCTAACGAGAATGCCACAGGCACACCTCGTATGTACACACACGCAGATGGACAATTTCAATTGTACCCAACTCCGGGAAACGACACAGATTTTGAGTTGCTTTACTATCAGAAAGTACCATCCCTTAGTAGTAACTCAGATAATTGGCTTTTGCTAGAAGCACCTGATGTATACCTCTACGGAGCGTTACTACATTCAGCACCGTATTTAGCAGAAGACCAAAGGGTAGCAGTTTGGGCGCAGATGTATTCTGCCGCAGTTGCTAGATTAAATGAATATTCTGACAATGCACGTTTTAGTGGGTCAGGGTTAACACTTAAAGTGAGAGGATTAGTATGAGTTTTTCAAACTTCTTAGAAACAGAGATATTAGACCACGTATTTGCAGGTGCGGCTTACACAGCTCCAACTACAAAATACTTAGCGTTATTTACAGCACTAGCAGATGGCGAAGCAGGTTCAGTAACTGAAGTTACTGGTGGTGGTTATGCACGTCAAACTGTTGCATTTACAACATCAGGTAACACTACGTCTAATAATGCGGCAGTAGAATTTCCTACAGCTACAGCTAACTATGGAACAGTAACACACGTTGGTGTTTACGATGCTTCATCATCAGGCAACCTAATGGCTTATGCGGCTTTATCGTCAAACAAGACTATTGAAACTGGTGACGTGTTTCGTGTGCCATCAGGTGACCTAGACATTACACTTAACTAATTAAGTAAATGGCTTTTGAGTATGGTGAATCGTATTTCGGTTTACGGTCATTTGGCTCAAGTGCAGGTGATGTAAAGGATGCTTCTGCTACAGTAACTGCTACTTCAGGTGCTAATGGTGTAAATTGGATTACCACAATGGGTGGTGATGCTTCTACGACTGTTACATCTAGTGCCACTTGTAGTGGTGAAGTAGTTATTATTGAAGATACTTCTTCTCGTCTGTATGGCGATTGGCAGTATGGTGTTGGTGTATTTGATGGTGATGACAACTTACAAACAGTAGTCACAGCAACGTCAAGTGCAACAGCAGTAGGTGCTAGAGTAAGAATTGCAACAGCTACTGCAACTGTTAGCTCAGGAATGACTGTTGGTGTTAGACGTGTACCTGAAGGTTCAGCACTTATTGATGGTGCTTCAACTACTACTGTTACTACGACTGGTAATGGTGCAAGAGTAAGAACAGGTCAAGCTACATCAACGACTACATCTAGCATAACTGAGAGTGTGATGCGTGTTCGCACAAGTCCACAAACAGCTAACGCAGTAGCAACAATTACAGTAAGTGGTGTGTTTATGATTAGTGCATCATCGACTGTTAGCGTTGCATCATCAAGTGCGGCAATATGTAATCGTGTTAGATTTGGTTCAGGTGTACCAACAGCAGTAGCCAGTATTACCGTACTCGGATTTGCTACAAGAGGTGGTATTGCATCAACGAGTAGCACTCATACAAACGAGGTAACTGTTGCTAGTGTGAGTGGTGCTAATAAATACTTTATAAATGGCGTACAACAAGAAGCACAATTCTTAGTTGAAGGCAACACGTATGTGTTTAATTACCCATCAGGACATCCATTAAGATTTTCTACAACCTCTAATGGCACACATGCAAGTGGAACAGAATATACAACAGGAGTAACACACAACTCATCAACGCAGTCTACAATAGTTGTAGCAGATGGAACGCCTGACTTGTATTACTATTGTTCTTTGCATTCAGGAATGGGTGGCACAGCAACAACACCAAACAATTCTACAAACTCAAGCACAGCAAGTGACTCAGAAAAAATATTTCAAGGTCATGCAGTTACACAACCTGAGTCAAGTATTACAGCAACGTGCAACAGAGTACAACGTGTCGGTGGTATAGTATCATCAACATCAGGAACAGCTACAATTGGTAGAGAGAAATGGGAGTTAATAACTAATAACTCTGTAACTTGGACACAAATAGCGGCTTAATATGGCATTAATACCTTTACAATTACCACCGGGTCAATATAGAAATGGTACTGATTTTGAGGCTTCTAACAGATGGAGAGATGCAAGTCTTGTCAGATGGCTTGATGGTTCTTTAAGACCAGTAGGTGGATGGACTAGTAGAAAAACAAGTGCCTTTGCATCAGCACCTAGAGCAATGCTAACTTGGTTAGACAACTCTAGTGATTCTTATTTAGCAGGTGGAACATATAACAAACTATATTATGTAAATCCTTCACAAACAGTATACGATATAACACCATCGGGTTTAACAGCAGGTAATTTAAACGGTGCGTTAAATGTAGGTTTTGGTGGTGGTTTTTACGGTTACACTAATTATGGTCGTGCGCCAACTTCATCAGGTGTATATTCAGAAGCTACAACTTGGTCACTAGACACATGGGGTGAATACCTTATGGCTTGTTCATCTAAAGATGGCAAGATATATGAATGGCAACTAAACACAGGTGTTGTCGCACAAGTGGTTGCAAATGCTCCAACAGGTAACAAAGGCTTAGTTGTTACAGAGGAAAGATTTGTGTTTGCACTTGGTGCAGGAGGTAATCCTAGAAAAATAGCATGGTGTGACCAAGAAAACAATACGTCATGGACACCTTCCGCCACTAACCAAGCAGGTGATTTTGAGTTACAGACAGTTGGTCAAATAATGTGTGGCTTACGCATGAGAGGTCGAACATTAATTCTTACTGATAACGATGCACACGTTGCACAATATTCAGGTGCGCCTTTTGTATATGGTTTTGAAAGAGTAGGTACAGCTTGTGGTGTTGCATCAAGACGTGGCGCTGTAGCAATTGATGAAGGTGCATTTTGGATGGGGCATAATGGATTCTTTACTTTTGATGGTTCAGTAGCAAGTGAAATACCTTGTGAAGTATCTGACTATGTATTTGATGACATGAACCCATCGCAAATAACTAAAGTGTATGCAGTACACAACTCACAACATGGTGAGATATGGTGGTTTTATCCTTCAGGAACATCAACAGAGAACGATAGATATGTGGCATTAGACTACAAAGAAGGTTATTGGACAACTGGTGAATTAGACAGAACAGCAGGTGTTGACCAAGGTGTATTTAAAAACCCTATATGGGCAGATGCTAGTGGTAATCTTTACAATCAAGAGACAGGTTACACACATGGCACAACAAAACC